ACCTGCGGGAACTGGGGTTCGCCAGAAAGGTGATGCTCCTGGATTCAACTTGAACCTCGGGGTCGCGGGGCTTGCGGGATCGACGGGTAGGAACTGATGAGCTATCTGGAGCGGATCCGCGACGCCAGCTACACCTCGCCCTCGGGAAAGGTCTTCACCTTTGATGTGCGCGAGGTAGCCCGCAGCGGAGAGAAGAAGGCTTCGATCCATGAGGCCCCCGAACAAGACAGCGCCTTTGTCCAGGATCTGGGCATGGGCGCTTCTCGCTTTTCGCTCCAGTGCTTCTTTGGCGGTGAAGACTACGACGCGGCCGCCGACGACTTCTTTGCCGGCCTGACTGAGCGCGGCGCTGGTACGCTGGCACATCCCCGCTGGGGCGATGTCCGGGTACTAGCGCTCAAGTGGGTGCAGAAGGAAGGCTTGGTCGACGGCATGCGCCAGGCGGTGTTCGACATCGAGTTTGTCCGCTATGGGTCGGCGATCTGGCCAGTGAGCAAGGTGAACGTATCCACGACGGTGGCGGCCAAGCTGGGCGCGATTGATGTGACGTCGGCCGCGGCTCAAATGGTTCCGGCCAGCGCCCTGGATGCGGCTTCCGGTGCTGCAAAGGCCCGGATCGATTGGCCTGGAATCCTCAAGGGCGTCACGCAATTTGAGACCGATCTGGCGGCCAGCATTCAGGGCTTGGCTGATACCGTGAACAAGACCATTGACGACATTGTCGCCAACCCGAAGGCCTTCTGTGAAGCCACGCTGGCTTTGATGAGTGCTCCCGGAAATGCCGTGATGTCGGTCTACACCAAGGTGACCGGCTACGTGGCCATGGCGGGAGCACTGGCTGATGAGGTGACGACGAAGTTTGAGGCGGCTATTGTCGGGCTGCAGGCCCTGGGGATCCTTTCGGGAGCCGCGGGCGCGGCTGTTGCTCTAGTTTCTGACGAGGCGACGCCGTTCGGTGCCAAGCGAAAAGTAACCGGGAATGGCGATGAAGCGGCTTTGGCGGCCGCGTTGTTGTTGGGGCTGGCGGAGGATGTCTGGAACAAGTTGCCCGTGCTCGAGGCGACAGGTTACGAGGCTCCGTTGGAAATGGTGCAGACAATCAAGGTAGCGCTTTCGGAGGCGGTTAGCGTACTGCTGGACTCGGCTGCAAACCTTCCCCGCCGCCGGTCGGTGATTCTGGACGGTGACCGGTCTCCCCTCGAGCTGGCGTTTGACCTGTACGGGGATCCGGAACGGCTGGACGACGTGATTGCGGAAAACGACCTGCAGGGGGACCAGTGTTTCACGGTCAGTGGCGGGACTGGGGTGGTGTGGTATGCCTGACGAAGGGGTCAGTCTGACCATCGCCGGGGCCATCTTCACGGGGTGGTCTGGTGTGTCGCTGGAATCAGCCTTGGACACATTTGCCGACGGGGTGTCGCTTTCTGGCGCATTTGACCCGATTGTGGATCCTCTGCTGAAGCAGATTCAGCCCTACACCGAATGCCTCGTCCATGTGGACGGGGAATTGGTGTTGACGGGCATTGTTGACCGGGTGGACTTCAGTGAGTCAACCGACGCGGGCACCTTCAGCATTCAGGGGCGTAGCAAGGCCGGGCAGTTGGTAGACTGCGACATCGATGCCGGCAGTTACGACTTCAAGGATCTGAAGTTGTCGCAGATCGCCCGAAAGTTGGTTGCCCCGTTCGGGATTGACCTGGTCGTTGGCACCGATACCCCGGTCGAGACCCGCACGATTTTCAAGGAGCAGGAAGACCGTCGATACAACGGCACGTTCCTGGAAACCAAGGTCAGGACCGAGACGAAGACCGAGTACTTCTACAACGGGAGTCAGCTGCAGTTGCGGACTGTACAGGTGCCCGTGTTGGTACCTGAAGTGATCGTCGAAAGCACACTTGGCGAGACCAAGGCGAAGCCGGGCCAGAAGGTCTATGAGTACCTCAACGGGCTGGCTACGCGAAAGAAAATCCTACTGACCAGCGATGAGCGCGGCCGCCTGGTGATGCGACAACCGCCTGGAACCGGGAAGGTCGTGGCCTCAATTGTTGCTGGTACCTCGCCCTACATTGGCGGGTCGTCGTCGTTTGACGGGACGGCCCGTTTCTCCAGTTACAAGGTGCTCGGGCAAGAGTCTGGAAAGGCCTCCGTAGTGGGCAAGGCTGTTGACCTGGGCGTTCCGCTGTACCGGCCTGCAGTCGACGTTTCGGGGACGGCTGACACGCTGTCTCCTGGAGACGCGGCCGCGTGGAATCAGGCTCATGCGCTGTCGAAGTCCATGGGAGTGACGATCGACCTTTCCGGCTGGCGAAACGCAGAGGGCTTGCTCTGGCGTAAGGGTGACCTGGTGAGTTTGGTGGCCCCCCGCCTGCGTATTCCCACGGAGATGACCTTTCTTGTCGCCGGCAGGACGCTGAAGCTGTCTGAGTCTGGCCGCCAGACGACGCTCAGGCTGGTGCCGCCCGGGGTGTATTCGGGCAAGGCCCCCGGGGGTTTCCCATGGGAGTAGGCCTGCTGGCGAAGATCCTGAGCGGGTCGTATGCCAAGAAGAACGACAACATGCCTGGCTCGAGCATTCTGCTGCAGGTTGAGGCCACCGAGGGCGACGTGGAGAACGTGGAGCTGTTCCACGCTGCGGGCGTGGCCGCGCGACCGGTCGCAGGCGGGTTCGTGGCGCTGGTCCATCAGGGTCGCGGCCGCGCGGCGGTCGCGGTACACGACTACCGAACGACGTTTGACCTGGCTGACGGTGAGGCGGCCCTGTACTCGACGGACGCCGACGGAGCCATGAAGGCGAGCGTCGTGATGCGGGCCGATGGGACGATCGAAATCAATGGAAGCGCCAAGCACTTCGTGACCTGGGAGGGTCTAGACGCTGCCGTGAACACTGCGCTGACCGGCTACGTAGCCAAGTTGAACATTGCCCTGCTGACAGGGGCGAACGGCGGTGGGACGGTCGTTTTCGCGACTTCTCCGCCGTCGTCGATTGACCTGTCCGGCGCAAAATCCACGACGCTGAAGACGGGAGGCTGACCGGTGAGTGATCTGTATGTGAAGACCGATGGTAACCTGGTGCTGGACAACGATGGTCAGCCAAAGCTGGATGGCGGACTTGAAACCGCCGTGTACCTCGCCCTCTTTGCTCCGCCTGCCTGGTGGGGCAATGCCTATTTGAGCGATGAGGCTCGGCTGGAATCGCGGTTCAGTGCGCTGTTCCGGTCGGCGCTCTCCAATCAGACCAGATTGAACGCCGAGGTCTACGCCCGCGAGGCGTTGGCCTGGCTCAGTGACGTTGGGGCTCGGTCGGTGACGGTGACGGCGGCGATTGCGGATGCTCAAACGTTGCAGGTGCTGGTCGATGTCGTTGGCCCCGGCGGGGACCTGACGAAGCTGCGCTACGGCGTGAACTGGACAAATCAACAAATCGAGGTGAACCCGTGACAACTCCCCCGACCCTGCAGCAATTGCGGGATCAGATTTTGACCGATATTCAGGCTGGCTTGGGTGTTGCGACTCCGCTGTTGCCGAAGTCCCGTTGGGGAGTACTGGCAACGGCTTTGGCCGGTGTCTTGGTGCTGGCGTACCGGTTCGGGGCCTGGTGCTACCGGCAGATCTTTGTCAGTACCGCCGATCGGGACGAGCTGCTTCGCAAGGGCGGTGACTTCGGGATCTACATCAACCCGGCGTTGGCCGCTCAGATCACAGCGACCGTGACGGGAACTATTGGATCGACGGTCCCGGCTGGAACGTTGTACCGTGCGGGGTCTGGCCTCTTGTACAAAGTCGCGGCGGACGTGACTCTGACTGGCTCCACTGGCTCCCTGATCCTTGATTGCTTGACCCCTGGGGTTGGGGGTAATCTCTCTTTGCCTCAAACGCTTCAAGCCGCCAGTCCCGTAGCTGGGTGCCTTGACGCTGTGCAGATGGTGTCGACGACGGTGACAGGGGTCGATGTCGAAGACCTGGAGGCCTATCGATCGCGGGTGCTGGACAGGCTGAGCTATCCCCCCCAGGGTGGTGCGACTCCAGACTACATCAAATGGGCACGGGAAGTCTCTGGGATCGTGAAGGCCTTCGTCGCTCGGCCAGCAGCCGGCTTCGTGGTCGTGTACCCGCTGGTATCGCTGACCGGGACCAGAATCCCTTCAGGTGGGGTGCTGACGCAGGTTTCGGACTACCTGAACAACGCCAGTCGGTTGCCCATGAATGCCAACGTGAGCGCGGCCGCCGCGACGGAGAAGCTCTTTTCGATCACGATCACAGGAGCGGTGCCGTCGGATACGCAGACCAAAGCCAAGGTGCAGGCGGCCATCGTGGCGCACTTGCTGACCAGGTACCCGCTTCAGTACCCGGACGACCCGGCGCCGGTGAACGTGGTGAGTACCATGAACCTTGGGGCCATTGCCATTGCGACCGGGCTTCGGTCGGGCGTGTTGACCATGCGCAAGCTGGGCGACGGGGCTGACTCGACGACCTACACGCTGGCGATTGGCGAGCTCGCGAACATCAACGGAAACCTCACATGGGCCTAGGAATCACGCTTCGGCGACACCTTCCCGGCGGCCAGCCCTGGGAGACCAAGGGAACGTTCTGGAGCCTGGTGGATGCCCTTGGCCTATCGCTGGATCGGCTGCGGGCCTACTTGCTTGGTGTTGCCGTCAATTCCCGCCCGAAGATTGCCGTCGAGACTTTGGCTGACTGGTGCGCTGACTTGGCTGTCGTTTTCGACTCAACCCAGTCAGTGGCACGAATGCAAACTCGGCTCAATGGGCAGATCACGGCACTTGGGGGTCAGTCCGCGGGCTACCTGCAGGGTCAGATCCAGAAAGAGCTGCCAAACATCGTGATCGTTCAGGTACTTCTTCACCCGACTTCTCGGCTGGGTGTTGGCCATTGTGGTATCGCCATCTGCAACGGTTCGACTGGGCTTCCTGGCGCGGCGATCTACTACTACTACATCCGCGGCACGGTTCAGGACCACGATGAGTATAGCCGCCTGGTGGGGCTCGTTGAGCGCCTGATGCCCAAACATCTGGAGCCGATTTATCAGGTTTCGATCTTGAGTGACAACGCCATCGCAAGGGCCGGTCTGGCCATCACTGGTCGCGCCCGGTTGGGCGTCGTATCGTAATTTTGAAGGAGTAGAACATGCAAAGAACTACGGCACCCAACTCTTCGGCGGGGGCTTTCATCGATGAGGTTGCGAGCCCTTACTCGCCTGGTACAACGCTGGTCGCGGCAGACCTGAATGCCCACCAGGAAGAGCTTGCCCATGCGATTGAGGATCAAGGAATCACCCTCTCTGGTGGTGACTTGTACCTTCTCTCGAAGGCGATCAAAAAGGCTTCCAAAGAGAACTCGCACTTCGTTGGCGAGCTCTTCCCGATGTTGGACTACAAAGCGGCATCGCCCTGGAATGTGGCGACGCCGGATGCGTACTTTCCGGCGTACTGCCTCAGTGCTCCGGATCCTGGCACTGCCAGCCCGACGAAGACTTTCACAACTGCCCAAGCTCCTGATGCCGTGCCCTATCTGCGCGGAATCAGAGCTTCGTACAATCGAGGTGTCGCTGGCGAAGTGGGGGCCTTCAGCGTGACGAACTGGGCGATCGCGGCCAACGTGGCGACGCTGACGTTTGCCAACACGACCGATGTTGTTGCGATCTTGGCGGCATTGGCGGAAGAGAATGCGGTGCACGGAAGCTTTACGAACTGGATGGCGATCACGCTGGCCAGTGCCATTGGATCGATCACCGCTGGCGACTACGCGATCACGGGGATCAATACGGGGTCACGAACGATCACCTTTGCGTTCGTCGCGGCGAACAACTCTGGAGCTGGAACGTGGACAGCGGAGTTCTACCCTTTCAGGGTCCCGGGGGCGGCTACTTCGGCCCGCATCTTTGCGTTGCAGGGGCGGACATTGGTGGCGGCGAACGATTCTCTGGGTGAAGTGGTGGCTGGGCTGAGGCGGCGGGATAGGGCGCAAGGGCACAAACACACCGGTAACACTGCCAGTGTAGTCGACGCCGCAACTGGGACCATGGGATTGATGACAGGGACAAACAACGGAGGCCAGCAGCTGTGGGTAAACATGGCCATCGCCACCGATGGGACAAATGGAGTTCCCCGCACCGGACCCACAACCGACCCCCGAGCCATGGGCGTTCACTACTTCCTCCACCTCGGCCGCTTGATCGCATAAGGAGACTCCATGAAAGTACTGATCATCAGCAAGGGCGGTAGCCCTGAGCGCCACGAGTGCCCCGACGAGATGTTTGCCCAGCTGAAGAGTTCGCTCGAGCTGGATGCCGAGTTGCACAACCGCGACCATCCAGACGACCATTGGATTATCGGAGAGGGCGACGATACGCCGGCCGAAAAGGGGCAGGTGGTAATTGTCCACGAGCCGGCGCGGGCAAAAACACCGGAAGAAATTGAGCGCGATGAGTTGGCGGCCGACGAAGCGCGGCATCTCGAGGAAGTCGCAGCGGAGTCGGTGTGAAATTCTTCGTCGCGACTCAGGACCCCGAAATCCTGCTGTTCTTCTGCCCCGGCTGCAAAGAGAATCACTGGATTCGAGTTGCGCCTGGGCACTGGTCTCTTTCGGGGTCGGATGATGAGCCGACTGTGTCGCCGTCGGTGCTGGTATCAGGTGGAATCCTTTGCCACTCGTGGATCCGGGGGGGGCAGTTTCACTTTTTGACAGACAGCGACCACGCATTGGCGGGTCAGTCTGTTCCGATGGTACCGATTGCCGAAACGTCACTTGGTGGCGCATGAAATGGGCTGGAGGCGCTGCGTTGGCTGGATCTTGGTGGCGTTCGCGATTGGTGTGGCTGGTGGTGCTGGGCTGGTTCTGGTGGCTCGCACTTCCCCTTCCTCTTACAGCGCAGCCGACGCCGCTAGAGCTGCTTCCTGGCGTGCTGTCGCCGAGCGAGAGGCTGGCCTGGAGCAAAGTCTCCGAAGCGCTGCTGACGCGGCTGAACGAGCGGAGAGTACAAATCGCGTCCTTGCAGGACAGCTTGCTGACGCTCAACTCCGAGCTGACCGGCTCGCAGCTGGAATCGGAAGGGCTCAAGACGCAGCTGGACGCATCGGAGGAATCGCGACAGGCCTTGCAGAAGGAATTGACGGCGACATTGAACTCGCTCGCCGACTTGCAGCGGGACTATCTGGCCTTGAAGGCCTCCGTTGACCAGGCGAAGGCTGAGGATCAGAAGGCCCTCAGCAGCGCTCGGGCCGAGCGGGATTGGTGGATGATGGGTGCCGCCGCTTCTGGCGGTCTGGCAGTCGTTGTTGCGATCTTGGCGATGTGGAAATGACTGGTAGCCCCGGCGATTGTCGGGGCCTTTCTATTTGACCAGGGCTTTCATGTTGCGAAGGAACGCGGCGAACAGGGTCTTCTGGGTGGCGCGCAGTTTGACTGCGTTGCGGTGCCACGATTGGGGCTTAAGTCTGACCTCGGTCCGGTCGAGCGATCGGAGCCAGACTAGGCGGCCGCGGGCGTACCGGCGAACAATCAGCCATGGTCGTTCTTTTTGACCTGGTGAAAGCAGGAAGAATTTGCTTCCTGGTTGACGGTGTTTTAGGTCTCCCATCTTGCTGACACGGAACCTTGCCAATAGCGAATTGCTGGTGCTTCCACCCCGACTAGCTAGGGTTGGCGTAGGCATCAGTTTGCCCTTGACTGGTTGTGCTGTAC